ACGTTCTTGGTTTTCCAAAAGAACAGCAGTAACTTCTTTACGGTACTGGTCTTTGATTGGAGCAGCAGATTCAGCGTTTAGAACTGGTGCCCATTTTTCGATAAGTTGTTGACGAGTAGTCATTTTAATTCCTTTTGTTAGATTACTTGTTAAAGTTAAGTGCGGATAGGTACTTTGCCATTGTAGGATCAATTTTCTTGTCCTCAGTCAAAGTCTCTACTGGTGCATCAGTAACTACAGATTTAACATCTGCTTGTGCCTTAGTAGTGAAGTAGTTTTCACGAATAGTTTGTACTTTAGATTTGAAAGTATCAACATCTTCGTAAGAAAGTTCTTCGGCTAGACCCTTTAGTTTTTCAACTTCAGTGTCGCTCAAACCTTCACATGCTTCATCGATTACTTGACCACGCTTCATTTCGTTGATGGATTTCGCCATTTCAACATTAGAAGCAAGTTGTTCATCTAGTTTAGCTTGAAGTTCAGCAACTTGGTTTTCCATAGACTCAACTACATCGAATTTTTCTTCTGGAATATCGATATAGTGTTCTTCGAAAAGACCTTTAAGTCCGTTAACGAAACCTTCAACGATTTCAGACTTCATACCATGCTCAAGGGCAATTTCATTTTGTGCAATCCACTGCTCGACAACGTAGTCGAGATATCCATCAACTTTTTCAACAAGACCCTCTTGATTCTTCGCTACAGCTTCTTCTAGCTTAGCATTGAATTCTTCTTCGATACGTGCAACTTCTTCGTTAACACGTGTCATGACAGCAGCTTCAAAAATAGTGGTAGCTTTAGTACGGAACTCTTCAGAGAGTTCTTCACCATTCATAAGTGCGTCGATATCTTCTTTAATTTTACCAGCGATGTGAGATGCTTCTGGAGCTTCTTCATCTTGGTTTACTTTGTTCTTTGTCTTAGATGTACCACCTTCAGCAGCTTTGGAAGTAACAGCATTGTTACGATCAGAGTCTGGATTCATTGGTGCATTTGTTGGCTTAACTGCTTCTTCAGCAATTTCGTCCTCAACGATTTCTTCTACTTGCTCAGATAATTGAGCAGCTTTAGATTCGGCGAGAAGTTCTGCGATTTTTTGTTCGATTGACATCGGGTTCTCCTAACTGGAATAGTTCTATGTAATTATTTATTATTTATCTGATTTTACTCAGGAAATTTTGGAAAGCGACTAATTTCGCTTCTTGTAAATGCTTTGAAGGAGCTTTTCTAATAATAGCTTTAGCTTCTTCAATATGTTTTTCCACAAACTTTCCATCGACAAATACCCATTCTTTATTCTCCATAATCCCACGAACGTAGGCATCTGGAGCAGAAGGGTCGGCAACGATGTCAGCTGCAGTAGACAGCATAAAATCGTCTTGAACAATTTGGACGCCTTCTTTATTCATCTGAAGAGATCCAAGTGCTCGACTAGAAACACCAAGGTTTGCGCCACCGTCTAATAGACCACGTGCAATATTACCCATTGGAGTTTCAAGAATTTTTGCCTTACCAATATAATTTGTACCTTCTTTGCGAAGGTCAACGATAAGATGAGAAACACGATCTAAGTTAATAGAAGGTGTATCTGGATGACCAAGTTCACCGTAAGCACGATTCTGCTTAACGTATGATTCCATGTAACGACCGACTTCCTTGTCCATGATACTTTCTTTGTACATGCGGTTGTTGCGGTTTGTAATTTCTGATTGAAGGAAGATACCTTCAATAAAATATTGTTTACCCTTACCTAGTTTATCTTCAACGATGAACTTGGTTTCGTGGGTTAAGTCTTCTCTAATGAGTTTCATTGATTAGCTCCCTACTGCAGATGTATTATCATAAGAACCAAACTGAGCACTCTCAACTTTAGTTGCATAACCAGAAACTTTACGAAGAATTAAAATGATATGACCTTCAGCGCCAGCAATACCTACAACAATGTCTTTATCATTTTGAGTGCTATCTCTAAATCCTTGACCTTCAAAATCGAAGATCGCACTGTTTTCACCAGCAAAAGCCCATACTGGAACAGAGTTGCGAACAACAGTGATTGCAGAAGTTAATAGACCAGAAGTCACACAGCAAGTAATGTCAACCTTCTGAGTAGCGCCATCCAATGCTTGAGTAGCAGCTAAACAATCAGTTGCTAGAGAAATTGTAGCAGTGCCAGCAGTACCAGAAACCTTAACGATAGTTTCTTGGTTGGTGTTCTTTAAAATAGTTTTAGTAACAGCCATCTTTATTCCTTAATTTTATTAAGCACATGAAAGAAATTGCTCTTGCTTTCTCTCATATACTCAACTATTTCTTTTTGGTTTGCCAATAAATTATTTAGTTGCTGCTGGGTTGCCTCATTAATCGCAACAATAGTATCATCGTTAAGACGATAGTGTATTTTGTTCTCGACGATCGAATCTAGTTTGTTTAGTTTTCTGATTTCTTGTGCAACTGGATCTATATTGAAAATATTAGATGACGCTAACTCTTTATATGACTCGATTAATGTATTAGTAACTTTGATGTCTTCGTGGTATTCTTTAATGATACTTGCGATTCGACCGTCTTCTATTGCATTATACGTATCTTTAATAATTTCTTCAAGTGTATTACTCTCAGCTAGATTGGTGCTAGCTGGAAAGTTAATAGTCTTGACGAACTCTTTATACTTCATCTGTAGCAGCTTCTTGTGTTTCTACTTGTGGCGTTTTAAACATATTCTGCGCAACGTCTTGACGCATTGCTTCAAGTCTAGCAGAAACCTTCTCTGCCATCGCAGCGTTAAAAGAACTATCAATCTCTACGGCATCACCCTTTACGATTGACCCAACTAATGCTTGTACTGTTTCACTCATAATATCTCCTTATTTTTCCTGATTTGGTGATTCTTCATCACCGCCAAAACCATTATCTGATAGGTGCTGTTGCTGAGCAACTTGTGTAACACCTGCTAAGTAACCTTGATTAGCAGCAAGTTCAGCTGCTTTATCTTTATCTGATTCCATCTGTTCATCCATCGTCTCAATGTCTTCATCAGTTTGACGAAGGATGTTTCTGCGAACCCAATTGCTAGAGTAATACTTACCAACGAACGGATCAACCTGCTGTAATGCTGCCAATCTCTGCAACATTAATTCGTTTTCTTTTAACTCAGCAAAGTTATTGTCTTGCTGGAAGTCATAATCGATGTATTGTTCAAGTAAGTCCCACTCTTCTGGTTTAATAATATTCTTGGCAATAAGTTGAATGCGAAGAGCACCATTAAACAGACTACAGAATTTATTGCGTAGACGCTGAATAAATTTGTTAAACTTAATTTCATCACGAGAAATTTCAGTAGAACGTCCAAGGGCAAACCCTGTAGATGCCTCTAAGCGAGACATTGGAACATTCAATGACTGATATAACTTACGTTGGAAATATTGAATATCAGCAATATCTCCCAAATTCTGACCACCTGGAAGTGTAGTAATTTCAGTACCCTTACCACCTTCACGACGAGGCATCCAAAAATCTTCCATCATTGAAAGATGTTTGCGATCGTCACGAGTCTCGCCAGTAGTTGCATCATAAACAATCTTATTACGGAACTTGTTCATGATATCATTGACGTACTGCTCAGCCTTCAACTTAGGAAGGTTACCAACGTCAACGTAGAACACTCTACGTTCTGGAGCACGTGAAATGCGGTAGATAACTACCGCATCTTCGATCATCTTTAACTGGTTAGTTGGCTTAATTGCTTTGTGCAAATAAGACATCATCATGCCAGTATTATGATCAACTAAACCAGAAGGAACATAAACTACAGAGTCAAGTGAAAGTTTAACACCTTGAGTCTGTGCTTCAGTAATACCTTTGTCGTTGTAGAGATAATATTCTTCTTGATTTACAACAACATCAATACCAGCTGGCGATCTCTTCTTTTCAACATTCTTAATCTTGCGAATCTTTCTTGGATCGATATAACGCAATTCTTGAATACCCGACTTCATGTTCGCTGGGTCAATAAGAATATTGTAATAACAACGACCATCGATATACCACTGACGGAAGATATCATGACCCTTGCTATTGAAATTCAATAAACGAACTATTTCGTCAAACTCAGCACTAATTTTTTTCTTGATTGGATCAGAAAGTTTCAACTTATCTAAATCAATCTTAACTACTGGGTCATCGCTCTCAGCAATAATAGCTTCGTTTACAATGTCTTCAATTGCAGCATCGCAATCCGCATATAATGCAGTCTCACGATAGCGACGAATTAAGTCGTTTTCATTTTTAACAATCGTGTCCAAATCCATAACCATTCCATAATAGGAAGTGGCATTCGTGGATACGACTGTAGAACCATCGTCGGAGATCGGGGATACAACAGCCCCGATCTCTTTCTGTGGCTCTTTACGTTTAATTTCAAAACCAAACAAATTCATAATAAGATTTAACCTAAGTTTAAACTGCGATTGGGAATGAACCTAATCCTGGAACCGATACGCCAACATTAACTGTAGGACCAGTAGCATTAATAACATCAGATGTGAAGAAGTTGTATTGGAACTCTACATCAAACTGTTCAATAGCGTTCTGTTGGTCATAGTCAAGAGCGATTGGACCGATTGTAGTTGGGAATGCATCAATGAATTTATAAGACTTGATAACAGCGCCAGAACGATCTAGCTGATGTACGGACATATCGATTTGATAGTCACGTGGGTTAACTTTACCATCAGTAGTGTTATAGCTCTGGATACCTGCTTGCCATTGTTCAAAGGCATTGCGGATACCGAAAGTAGTATCGTTATAGATGGAAATTGTCCAAGGTTGGAAAGTGCGCTCACCAGCAAAGTTTACTGGACGACCCTTGTAAAGAACTTGAATGTTCTCGATGCTAGAGCCTGGAAGTTGAGCAGACTTACACAAAAATTGAGCACGTTGACCAGCTACGATACCAAGAGTAACGTATGATGGGAATGATAGTTCGACACGGAATTGATTAGGACGTGCACCGCCCCCAATCATTTGTGCTTTGAAGTCAGCAATATTTGCCATTTAAATCTCCTTATGTTCTTCTTTATTTAGCTATTACGCACCGATTTCGCTGAAGTTAATACCAGAGCGAGCAGCAACGAAGTTAAGGCTAATAAAGTTAATAGAACGTGCTGGTTTAACATAGATGTCTGCAACAAACTCGTTACGATCAATTACTTCGCCAGTGTTGTTAGAAGTATCGCACTTAACAACGAACTCAGTAATACCACGACGACCCTGAACATCACGTAGGAATGGCTCAACTAGGTTCTTGAACTGAGCACGAGTAAAGCTGTCGTTGAATTCGAACAACTGATATTTAGCAGCAGTAGCGATAGCTTTCTCAAGAACGATGAACAGACGACGCACGTTGATGCGATCAAATGCGCTTGGCTTGCTCAATAGAGTCTTGTCACCGTAAAGAACAGTGCCTTCACCTGGGAATGTAACAACTGGGTTAACACCAGCTTTGTAGATTGTGTCACGTTCAGATCTGTCAAGAGAAACAGCAAGTTTAACTACGTTCTTGATTTGACCACGATTCAAACCACCTGGAGACCACCATGGATCGTTAGTGTTGTCAGTACGAGCGCATAGACCAGCTACGTCGCCGTTCAATGGAACCCAACGATACTTGTCGTTGTAGCGGTCGTATTGATATTTGTAACCAGAGTCAAGAACAGCGTAAGAAGTGCTAGACAATGCATTACGGTAAGCAACGATTTTATCGATCGCAGTAGTTTCGTTATTGTTGTTGCTAATCATGTCGCCAGTAGTTACGTCTTGTGGAGAGATGAATACAACGCAATCTTTGCGAGTTTCTGCCAATGCGATAACAGAAAGAGCAGTAGCAGCAGATGCTTTACCTAGTGGTAATAGAGAGATGTCATACAAAGACTCATCAGAGTAGATAGCCCATGCAGTTTGCAACTGACCATCAGTTACAGCGTAGTCATCAACACCACCAGTTAGGCTGTAAGTTTGGAAACCTGCAGTAGTGAATGTCTTACCAGAAGCAGTAGTACCCCAGTTAGTGCCAGCATCTGGATGGTCAGCCCACCAGATATACTGTGAACGAGAGTTAATTACATCTTTGTAATAGTTGTTAGTTCCGTCTGGTTTCTTAGCATCAGATGCTTTAGAAACGAAAGCGAAAGTTTCTAGAGTAGAACCTGGAACACCAGTCCAAGTACCGTCTCTGTCGATAACTACAATGTGCATTTCATCGTTAGAGCCAGAAACACCAGCAGCGTAAGTAGAAGTGCTTGGAGCAGCATCAAACAAACCTTTGTAGTCCCAAGTTGCGAAGTTTAAAGAGTC